GATTCCGTGTCCAGTTTTAACGTCAGACTCCAATCGTGGGAAGACTCGGGGTTGATGTGGCTCAAATACTCTTTTTGCATCCACAACTGGTCATCTGAATCGTTAGGTATCGGGCCTGTGCTCGCATTAAAAAACCGCTTTAACGACAACACGTTCCCCATATATACCCCGCTATTTAGATACCTGTTTGGGGTTCCCGTTTCCGGAAACGATGACCCAAGAGTATCATCGGGCCAACAATTTTTCTCGGCTGCAAATAAAATATCACAATTAAACCCCTGAAATCTTTCTGTAATAGTTTCAATGTTATCGGCAAAGAACACGTCATACCCATCAACAAACAAAACAAGGTCGTTGTCAGGTAACGTCTTAATGTGTTCCCGAATTAGGTTTATCTTCTGACCACCCCCAGAAGTAGTCATGTCTCCACCTCCCCAAGCAACACCATACCCTATGTTATGGGTACGTATCCCATGTTGGTTTGATGATTGGGTCAGAGCCCACGTTTTTGATATATCTGTCCCTACTGATAGTACATGCGTATTCATATTTTCCCCCTCTATCGTGCTCGGCCTTACTGACCGTGGTATTTGTGTGACTTGTTCTTTTGGATAAAAATAGTTGTTCTTGTGCTTTAAGCGTAACGGAACCCATTCGTCAGAAGGAATGATATTATCCGCAAATCCTTTGATTAATCTCCGCGCTGTCTCTGGGGTAATAGCATAAGCATGGCAGTTATACCAATACCCCAACGTGTTTTCTCTATACCCAAGCCAAACGCTGTCGTATGATTGTATGCCTGCGTAAGATCCCAGAAAGTGATCTACTTCGGAAACGTTTATAGAGGAGAAAACAGCATCTTCCTCTAAGATAATGCCATTTGCAGCCGAATTGCATATGCGTTTCCAAACGTTAAGGTGACTTACTGCACACCCGAACTCACCTATTCGTAACGGTTTCCCAGACAACGGGTCGCGCCAACTTTTATCGCGAGTACATCCAGTTTCTAGTTCTACTGTGGACCAACTTTTCCCTCGGGCATCGTAGGCATCTCCGTGTAAGGAGATTTGGTAGACTATCGCCACCTAGGTCCCTCATACCAAGAGACCAGACTTCTCCTACACCCCGATGTTATTGGTAGTACGCGGTGCATTAAGTAAGACGGGAAAATTAAAACAGTTCCCTTGGCACGAGACTCTGGGCCCGGATTCTCACACTCGTTAAACTCAAAGCTACCACCTTCATAATCTGACGGGTCAGACAACTGAACGGTAACACTTAGTTTCCTGTCAAGGTCCGTATCACCGTTCCAGTTGACATCAGTGTGCCAATTATAATGACCGCCATCTGATGCGTGATACTCAGTGTACTGAAACGGAGACTTGTTTAAAACTTCAACGCCAAAAGCATTTAGGTTTGCCTGAGATACATACGACCAAATCTTTTCTCTTATTTGGCTGTCGCTGTTTAACCAAGAGACTTTGCTCGAACGAATTGATGTATCCGTGACGGGTGCGTCCCCGTCGGCATTAAATGTTGTTGCTGATTTTGGGATGTGTCTAATGCCCTCAGACACAACGTGTTCCACAAATTCATCGGTCAATCCCCCCGACCACATTTGCCATAATTGTCTCATCATTCCCTCCCAAGAATATGTTAAGTTGGTTTTGTAGGCCAAATAATTGTGTTTGGAAACCCTGACTGTTGTGGCACATTCAATAGGTCAGTTCTATATGTAGTCCACGCATTTTGCTTATCAGATGGTAAATCAGCCCATAAAAAAGGGTTGCCGACGATAGGGTCCACCTCAGTGACGAGGAAATTGTTGCGGTTATCTCGGATAAATATCGTCTGTTCTGCGTCCAATTCTGCCTGTGTTGGCGCAACATATGCCGTGAAAGTGGTTCCTATCAACGTCAGTAAATCGCCGTTGTTAATTGTCTCATCACTGTCTTCGGGGTTCAACGTATAGGATATCCAACCATGTTCCGGGTGGTTTATCTCAACGTTAAATAGTGTGTTTTCCAAATTAAGTGACTGTGCATTTTGCACTTCATTTATTAATATAGACATTTAACTAATCCTCACCCACAAAGCATTGGGGTGCCATGTGGAACTCCCATTATTATAATCCCAGAGCTCGTCAGCCCCAGTACTTCTCCAAGTGCCGCTGCCGAAAACTGTAGTGCCGTTGTTAGTGCTATTATACTGTGACCATACGCGGTTAGCACCCCACGTGTTACCATACCGGATTTGTGCGGCGGCGACTGTAGAGAGCACATTAAGTGTGGTATACGGGGTGCCAGCGGGCGCTCCGCCTCCGCTTGTATTACTGAACCAGAATCCTGCCCGCACCGCCCCCACACCTGTGCCATTTGTCGCTGCGCCGCCAGTAGGTCCAGTAGGTCCAGTAGGTCCGGTTGAGCCGGTGCCGCCAGTTTGACCCTTCTGTCCTTTAGAACCAGTAGAACCACCGCCGCCAGTAGGTCCAGTAGGTCCAGTAGGTCCCGTCGCCCCAGTTTGACCCTTCTGTCCTTTAGAACCAGTAGAACCACCGCCGCCAGTAGGTCCAGTAGGTCCAGTAGGTCCGGTTGAGCCGGTGCCGCCAGTTTGACCCTTCTGTCCTTTAGAACCAGTAGAACCACCGCCGCCAGTTTGACCCTTCTGTCCTTTAGAACCAGTGGAACCAGTAGGTCCAGTCGGTCCAGTAGGTCCAGTAGGTCCAGTCGGTCCCGTCGCCCCAGTTTGACCCTTCTGTCCTTTAGAACCAGTGGAACCACCGCCGCCAGTTTGACCCTTCTGTCCTTTAGAACCAGTGGAACCAGTCGGACCTGTAGGTCCCGTAGGTCCCGTAGGTCCCGTCGCGCCAGTTTGACCCTTTTGTCCTTTAGAACCTGTAGGACCAGTAGGACCTGTAGCGCCACCGCTGCCAGCAGGTCCTGTCGGGCCAGTCGGGCCGGTGCTTCCGCCAGCGCCAGTTTGACCCTTTTGTCCTTTAGAACCTGTAGGACCTGTCGGGCCAGTAGAACCAGTCGGACCCGTAGAGCCAGTCGGACCTGTAGAGCCAGTCGGACCTGTAGCGCCAGTTTGACCCTTTTGTCCTTTAGAACCTGTAGGACCTGTGGGGCCTGTGGAACCGCCTGAACCAGTCGGACCTGTGGGTCCTGTGGGTCCTGTGCTTCCGCCAGCGCCAACTTCGCCCTTCTGTCCTTTAGCCCCTGTCGGACCAGTAGGGCCTGTCGGGCCTGTCGCGCCAACTTCGCCCTTCTGCCCTTTAGCCCCAGTAGGACCCGTAGGGCCTGTCGGACCTGTCGCCCCAACTTCGCCCTTCTGTCCTTTAGCCCCTGTCGGGCCAGTCGCCCCAACTTCGCCCTTCTGTCCTTTAGCCCCTGTCGGACCAGTAGGGCCCTGCAAAGCAGCGTTTGTAATTGTCTGTTTTTCCCAAGAAGACGAAGACACGTCATACACGGGAATAAGGTCGGCTCCTACCGCGTCTGTTCCGGTGGAAAAGGACGTAAGAGAAGACCCAACATTAGTCGAATCGGTAACATCGGCGCTTGTTTCAATAGTATTGAGTTTGGTTCCGTCTGCGGCAACGTCTCGACCATCTACCGTTCCGGTGACAGCGATATTACCACTAATTGTTGTGGTTCCAAAAGTAGGAGTGCTGTCGGTAGCTACGGCCTGACCAATGGAAAACTGCGTCCCAGACAGAGCCATGCCTGTGCCAGCAGTATAAATGGGGGCATCCGACACAAGAGTAAATACAATGTTTGTTGTACCAAAAGTAATAACACCAACGGTTGTCATTACATCTAACTCGCCGCCGTGAACCGTGCCCTCACGAATAAAAAACGCATCGCCTTCGCCCAGCGCATCAGGGTCACTAGGAGCGTAAGAATCGGTATCGGTTGTCCGAGTTAAAACCCAGTTCGCACTGGCAGAACCAAGGGTTGTAACTTTATACACCCCATTGTGGGCCTGATTGCTTTGGTCTTGAACCATCACACGGTCGTTAGCTACAAGGGTAACACCGTCAAGGACGATAGCCGCTTGAGTTCCGCTGTTGGTTAAGGTGGCCCCGACGCCACTGCTTCCGTTACTATAAGCCGCAGTAAGGTTGGCTGTAGTCTCTGCTCGGACAGGTTCGTGGTAATGAAGACCCGCCGCGGCAATAGTATCAACGTAAGACTTCGTGGCTGCGTCTTGTGCTGCCGTGGGATCTGTAACCCCTGTCACTTTGTTATTGCCCATAGCAATAACACCGGACATCGTGCCGCCTACCTTGTCTAATTTTTCATTAAACTGAGTTGTGATTGCGGTAATAAATACTTGCGCCCCACCACTCAATGAAAGAGCGTTGTCGCTGTTGGAGCTTTCGGTGACCGCGCCTCGGGTTAGAGTTGTCCCACTAGCCGTGTAGGTCCCCGTTCCAATCTCAAAACCAACGCCCTCTTCAATCACATACTGTACACTTTGACCGTTAGTTATACCCGCTGCCGCAAACGTCTGGAACCCAGTGGACGCGGACCCAAGAGTTATTGTCCCCGTACCAGTGGTCGAGGTCGTCATCTTGGCTCGATTGGCAATTACAGCCATAATTAGCCCCTTATGCTATACGAATGATAGCAGTGCTCGCTCCCGCCGCAGGCATAACAACTGTGAAATCACCCGTGCTTGCAGCTTTGTCCGAACCAAAATCCAAAACCGCAACCGCAGCGTCCGCGGGGCTAGTCATAGCATCGTTGTAAAACACCGCGCCTCGGACTGCCGAAATCGTTACATTGGAAAACACAACATCGTTACAATCAACGTAAGCCGTGGTTCCGGCGGTTGTAGGTGTTACCGTGGTGATGGGATTACCTTTGGCAACGTAGTTCGTTCCACTGACCTCGTTGTTCGAAGCGTAGTTTGCGACACTTCCGTCCATGGTACTGCCGGAGCCACCCATGTCTGAAGGGACGGCGCTGTTTGTGTATAGGGCCAGTCGAAACACATTACTCGCTGCCGTAAAATTATGTGCGCCAATCAACAACTGCTGTTTGAAAGAAGTAGACATCGCATTACCAGAAAAAGCCATCTCACATATCCTTTATGTATTCTGCCAACTTTAGCTGGCCTGCATCTCTTATCGCATTATATACAGTAGTTCGGTCACTTTGAACAGCCTGTTTCATATACACTACAATAACCTTCTCCATCTCGTTTCTATACGCGACGGCCTGATCTCTTAGTATTGGATTTGCGTTATTCGAAATCCCTATAAGTTTGTTAACACATCGCTCTGCAACCTCTTCAGGGGTCGATCCTCGACCATTAGTTGCGTGTACGTTGACTGACCCAACTGTCGCGTCAAACATTATTGTTTCTCCCGAATAACCCTACCAACCCTATAATCTTGTGTTGTCTCTTTAGCTTCACCCAACAGTTTCAACCCGATTAGAGACTCTTGATACCGTTTTTCATACATCGCCATGACATCCTGTTCGCCCTTCATAAAGATATAAGCCTCTATGAGAGCGCCGTAAAGCAAAGACAATTCTGCATTTATACTTAGCCATGACGTGCCCCCATCCGCGCCGGCAGTCAGACTTGCTGGACGGTACAGGTAGTGCATCTCAACATTGTAGGCGGCGTTAGGTGTAGGAGACACAATAAAGTTAGATATGTCAAACGTCGCGTAGTATTTAGGAACTCCCTGTACGGAACTGTCCGGGTTGTACATTTGAATAAAGCTAACGTCTTTAAACTCTAAAAACTCTTTGGCTCCACCGCCGACAGGGGAATAGCTCAAAGAGAAGGGGGCGAGAAAGTCATCGGGGCAACCCAGATATTGACTACCCTGACCCATCACACCTGTTTTGTTGCGACGGAACAAACTTAGCTGAACCATTTTTAGAATTCGTTCCTCGGCGGTTCGAATAAACAACGGGAGGTTTGCTACAAAAGTGGTTTCTGTGTTTTCCGTATAGTCTTGAATTGCCTGCTTTAGCTGGGCGTATGTCATGCTCATGTTGTCACCGTGACTTGGCCTACCGAACCGATGGCTACCATAACGTTAGGCGGGTTTATTCCATTGTCTGAGGGTCCGCCAACTGGATTCCACCCCCATTGAATGTTCCTTTGCGCAACCAAGCCCACTTCTGGGCGAGGGTTTCTCAACGCCTGCGGATCAGGAAAAGCCTTTGGCGGAAATAATTGTGGCTGTTTAGGGTCAAACTCATCAGGACCAACTTTTGCCCCGGTCCATTCCACCCGCATTTCGTGCAAACGGTAACGACGGCCAGAGCGGTCGGATATTCCCCATGCTTTTTTACCACTTGCGTACATACTACACCCTCAAGTATCTCATGCTGGGTTGTAGTTTCAATGCAGTGCGGCCCTCGTCTTCGTCTGCCGCACGTTGAAACTCTTCTTCGTATACCGATTTTAATATCTGTAGTCTGTCGGGGGCCCTTTTCATCGACAGATAATACGCCAAACCAGCAACCATGCAAGGGAAGAACCGGAAAGGAAGGTCAGCCGTGTTGACCAATGTTCCCGCGTCTTCAATCCGGCGAACGTAATAATACGTCAACGTGTCAACCGAGTTATCAGGGACGGCCCAAAGGTTTAGCAAAGGGGAAATCTGCCGATCTAAATAATACTGGCTTGTCCGGCCTTCAGTGTCTTTGTTAGGAAGAGTTACATAGTCCCCACGGCTAATCCGTTGAACTTCATAGTCCGTGCCATCTCGCGTGTACACAACATCCAGAATGTCTATGACGTCAGCGCTAAGAGGCTCTTGTTTTTTGCCCTTTGTGAGAGTTATCACAGCCGAACTAACAGTCCACAGGTTTAATCCGCGATTAGCCCAATCGGCAAACATCAGGTTTAAAGACCGACGTGCCGACTTAGCGTCATAACCTGTGCGAACTTCTAACCCACACCGCTCATACGCTTCCTCAATAATCTCACCGACATCAAGGTTAAAGTCTCTGGTTCCTGAAGTTGCCATGTTTTTACCCCATCTTAGGCGCACGAGCGCCACGGCCAGCCATGACGCAGCCACCAGTATTGTACTTAACACGGCCTCCGTTCATCTTACCCTGTGATTGCTTTATAGCCTTATCCGTGGGTGCTCCGGGGTCGCCTTTTTTGCGCATAGGCTTTCCGCTTTCCCGTCTCTTGCGAATATTGTCCCATAGACCCGGTTTTCCCATTTTACTCTTCTCCTCTGGAGGCTTGGATATTTGAAACTCCATCTGTCCCCGACTCATCATACATAACCTGCCTAACTAAAAAATCCTGCCACATTGGCTTAATCATGTG